GAAGATGCAATGTGTGCATTTTCATCCCGGTGTTGCCTATTGCTTTGGTTTCGAAATCGACAACGCCCACCGGGTCGCCACAGTGTTGAGAAAAGTTTCGAAGCTTATAGATAAACCGGTAAGCGAAAACGCCATCGAACGCAGCAACTGTATGCTTGCGAAATACCTCAAAGACTTCTGGGGTTTCGGCATATTCTCTCTTGAGACGTGTCTCCGTGTGATCTAGGAGCTGTCGTACCGCGGCCAAAAAGTTAAGGAAATGGCGGTTGACGTCTATCTTTGCTTCGCGCTGTAGCCTGCCACGCCCGCCAGGCTCTGGTTGTATCTTAGAGAGATCGCTTACGCAATTTTCAAAGGCAGCGAGGTTTCGCCGTACGATTTCGGTAAGTGAGGCCGCTTCGTCGTGATTTAGGAGATGCTGATGCGCCTTACGGTAGGCGGCGGCCTCACGTGCAGTGAGCTCGCGAACCATATTAATGCTTCCCGGGCCCATCGCAGCCAATCGCAGCACTTTCTCGGGCATCGCCCCTTCAGTTCCTACCATGGTCCGTATTGTCACCTTTCACGATTAGGTTTCAAGAAGAGCCGTTGGTTGATTCCGGCTTTTTATGTGTGCATACAGATGCGCCTGTATATGTAACCCAGTTGCTTGACAGTGGCTACGGCATTCGTACGGTACGGGAGTTGCTCGGTCACAGCGACATCAGCAAGCCAACCCCGCTATTCTGGCTCGGTCAAACGCTGCTGCCAGCTCACGCCGGCGTCACACATTCGGCCGACGACGATGCTACCCCGCCCGATCCGATGACATGCGTGACCGACTCGACCTGCCACAGCCGATTAGCGCTGGTGCGATGGTTGCGCACATCGAGCCGCCCCTCGGCGACAATCTCAGGTGTCAGCGGCCGGGTGATGGACATGGTGGACTTGCCGCGCTGCAGCTTCTTCAGTTGTGCCGCCGCCGCTTCCTGGGCGCTCTTCTGATCCGTATGGGTTTTGCGGATGATGTAGCGCGGACCCTCTTGGCTGTCAGCGTCTTCGGTGGCCTCGCCGGCATTTTCCGGGGCATCCCCGTACACCGACACCGCGCCGGCGACTATGCCCGCGACCGCCGGCACCTTGCGTTGCTCGGCTTCGTCGAACCAATACGCGACCACCGACTGATAGTCGTTGCGCTCTTGGATCGTGACCCGGCCGCTGCTGTTCTCCGGGTCACTAATGACGATGGTTGGTAAAGCCGCGCCGTTGACGGTTTGGGCTAGACCTTTGGGCACCACCACCAGACGACCGCCGACCGGCTTCGCCACAGCGCCCAGATCACGAGCCAGGCGCGTCAGCAGGTTCATATCTGATTCGCCACGCTGGTCGATATGGCTAAAAACATGCTTAGCCAGCTCCGGCGCTACGGCCGCAATGTAGCCATGCTCCTTGGTCATCTTGGCGACCAGGGCGCCCAGGGTAATCCCGTCGAAGGTGGCGTCACGCGGGGCCTTGATCCCGCCCAGCATCTTGGCCGCTTTGCCGTGAATCACTAACGCCTGATCGTCTAACGGCTCTTCCAGTTCGTCGACCTGATAGGCGCCTTTGAACACCAGGGCGCCCGGTTCGCCTATCCACACCTTCAGTTCCGCGCCCGTCGACGGCAGGCGAATCAGGTTGTCGCGGTTATCCAGCTCAATCGCCACGGTGTCGCTGTCTTCACCGGCGGAATCCTGCAAGGTCAACTTGATAAAGCGCTTGCGCAGCATGTCGGTAATGTCGGCGTCGTTGGCCGTGATTCGGTAGTCAGCTTTTTTCATGGTCGTCCTTAATCCCACAGCGACACTTGCCCAGGCGCTTGCGCCGGGGCCAGGTCTGGCAATTCAATCAACAGCCCTTCAGGCAGCACCGCGCCCCGCCGGCAAAGCCCCGGGTTGGCCTCTAAAACCGCTTCGGCGGTCCCTGGGCGAGCGCCGTAATGCACGTGACAAATGGCGTCCAGCATGTCGCCCGGCCGGGTCCGATAAGTCCTCATGCTTCATCCTCCCCATACTCGGAAATTGACAGCGATCCCTTGCGCACCAGGGGCGTGCCGTCCTTAAGGAAAAATTCGTCCGCCACCGTCAAGCCGTCGATCACCCACAACCCCAGGTCGGCCCCCGATTGTTTTAACTGGCCCTCCACCTTGGCCGTGCCACCCGACACCAGGCGCAACGGCTCGCCCGCATCCCCCATCATGCGCAGGCGGTCGAACAGCAACACGTCCGCGCGCGACTGCGGGTAAACGGTGATATCGAAGGTTTTACTTGTGCTGTCGGGGCCGTGAAACTGCTTCCCGGGCTTGGCCCCGTAACGATCTTTTTTCGCCCAGCGCCAGGCCATCGAGGTCGACAGCCCTTGATATTCGGCCGTGGCCACGCTGAAGCGAAAGTCGCCCAGCGCCATCATTACTTCAGACATACCCCTCCCCGCGAAGACCGCCCGGGGGCGGTTTCGCTATTTAGCTATTTCGCTATTTCGCTATTTAGCCTTGGCCATCACCCAGGCGGCCGCGCTGCGACCGGCTGGCCTGGCGGTCGCGGGCATCCAGCTCGGCGCGCACCTTCTTCGCGACTTGCTCTTCCGACATGCCCGGGGCCGCTTGCACGACGATGCCGCCGTATTGGTTGACCTGTTGCGTTGAAGGCGGGCGACCGGCCGGCGATGCCACGCCACCCACTGATGCCGCCAAGGGCGCCCCCGGGGCGGCTACCGCTCCCGCGCCCGGGGCTGCCGGTGGAAGCGCGGCGTTCACCGCGTCGGTCGCCCCGGTGATTTTCTGCGTGATAGCGACCGCGCCGTCGCCGAGAAAGCCCCCGATCTTGTCCATGATGGACGTGACCGGCGCCAGAACCTTGTCCGTCAGCCATTGGGTCGACTCAGCAAACACGCTCTTGATGCGATCCCAAAGCGTACCGAAGAACGTAAACAGGGGTTCCCACACCTGGGTCACCAGCGCCAAGGGCGAGTCGGCCATCAGCGCCTTGATGAACTCCCAGGCCGCCGAGAACACCACTTTGACGCGCTCCCACAGCCCGCCAAAGAACACCACAAGCGGCTCCCAGACCAGGAAGATCGACCAGACAAAGGCGAAGTTCATCAGCGCCTTGATGAACTCCCAAGCCGCCGAGAACACCATTTTGACGTTGACCCATAGGCCGCTGAAGTAGGTGGTTAACGGCGCCCATGCCTGCATCAGCAAGGCCAACGGCGAATAGGCCAACAGCGTCTTGATGAACTCCCAAGCCGCCGAGAACACGACTTTGATGCGCTCCCACAGCCCGCCAAAGAAGCCTTTCAGCGGCTCCCAATAGCGCACCACCAGGGCCACCACCCCGACCAATGCCAGCATGCCGGCAATCACCAAGCCGATGGGGTTGGCCATCATGGCCACGTTTAACGCCCATTGCGCCGCCGTCATCACCGCCGCGCCTATGGCGTAGGCACGACTTGCCGTGCCTAGCAGGAACACCCCCGTTGCGGCGGCGATCGATCGCACCCGCGTTACGAGTAACGCCGCTTGCGTGCGCAGGTTGGCCGCCGTGAAGAACAGCAGCGAACGCCGGGCCAGCATCAGCCCATCGGAGAGGAACGCGAAACCAAAGCGAGCGGCAATCGACGCCACCTTCAGGCCCACCAGTCCGACCAGGGCGAAGCCGATCACCTGGGAGAGAAACGGAAAAACGCTCGGCCAGGCTGCCGATCAGGCTTGCCAGCTGGCCCACGGCACCGGCGGCAAACATCATCGCCGGGGCGAACACCGCGCCCAAGGTGACACTGGCGTTTTGAATGCGCTGGCTCATCAGCTTGAACGACTCGTTCGGGCCGCTGTTCATGATTTGGGCCATGCGTTCAGTGGTCGACATGCCTGTTTTCAGCGCTTCACCCATGCCGCTGATGTTCTTTTTCAGCGAGTCAATTTCGGGGTACAGCAGCTGGATCAGGGCGATAGCTTCGTCGGTGCCGAACGCCTTTTTCATCTCCTGGGTTTCCATTGCGTCCAGGGTCGCGCCGTACTTTTTGCGCAGCACTTCCAGAATCGCCGGCATCGACAGCAGCTTGTCGTTGGCATCCATGAACGAGACGCCCAGCTTTTCACTGGCCCCGGCGGCCGCGCCGATAAACGAACGGTACTTCGTTGCCGCTTCAGAACCGGACATCGTGAGCTGAAGCTGGCCGAGAATGGCCAACTGCTCGGCAAATGGAATGTTCGCCGACGTGGCGGTCGCGCCCAAGTTGGTCAGCGCCGCCGACATCTGCTGCCCGTCCGACTTGAACACGTTGACCGTTTCGACCAGGCCCGCCGCGAAGTACTTGCCGAACTCGATGTCGCGTTCTTCCGCGCTCATCTTGTCCCAGCCCGCCACCACTGCTTTACCGAAGTCGTCGAACTGGCGGCGATACACGCCGTAGCCGGTCGACATCAGCGATGTCATTTCGGCGGTGGTCGACTTGGTCGACTTCGCCACCAACGCGGCAATTTTGGTGAAGTCGCCGATAGCCTCGGCGCCCAGGGTGTCAATCGCCGACTTAATTTCGACCGCGCCGTCGATGAACTCCTTTTGCGTGGTGCCCGACCACATGTTCGAAAACTCTTTGGCCTTGGCGGTAATCGAATCAATGCCCGCCTCATCCAGCCCCAGGGCTAAACCGTCATTGCGCGCGGTGACTACTTCGCCATACGCGTCGACCAGCTGTTTCGCGCCGGCGATGGCCACCCCGACCCCGATGGCGTCACCCGTCGCCGACATTTTCATGTCGCTGTTGCGCTGCTTGATTTCACCCAGGCGCTTTTGCTTTTCGGCGACCAGGCTCAAGGCTTTCTGTTCCTTGGCCAATTGCTCGTTGTAACGGCGCGTCTGCGCCTCGATACGCCGCGTGGCCTCGGAAAGCCTGCCCGTGTTCACCCCCGTCGCCGCAAGCTGCTGGCCGGTGCGCTGAAGCTCCAGGCGCTCGGACTGCTGTTGTGCCTGCAAGCGTTTGACCTGTTCGGCCGCCCGGGTAAATTCGTCCGTCATCTTGCGGGTCGGGTTGGCCGTGGCATTCAGCTGCTGCCCCAGGGCCTGCGCTTTGGATTGGGCCAGGGCCAGGGCCTGCGCCGTCTGGCCGGTGCGCGCCTCAAGCGCTTTGAAGTGCTCGATGTCCTTAGAGGTATTGCCCAGGCGCGACAGCTCGGACTGGGTCGCCTTGATTTTTTCGCCCATCCGCGACGTGGTATCGGTGACCTTCAGAATGGGCCCGGTAATTTTGTCCACCAGGCCCATGATCAGGTTTAGCCGCATAGAATTCGACATAGCCCACCCCAAAAAAAAGGCCGGGCGGCCCCTCTCAGGACTGCCCGGCCCGGCCCTGCTCGTACCGAGCAAGCGCGATCTTGTGCCAACGCATCAGCTCTTCAAGCCGCATGCGCTCCGTCGTCAGCGCATCCCAGCCAGTGAAGACCAGGAAAATGTCGGCTTCCGCCTCCATTACTTCGTGCGGTACGGCGGTCAATCCGTGAAAAAAGCGACCACCTCCGTCTGTACATTCAACAGGTCTTTGGGGGCCAGCATGTCGAACTCGTTGGCGGTGATATTGGCGATACGCGGCACAAGGACACGGTGCGCGTTCACACCCATGCGGATCACGTCGAACATATCCAGGCCGCGCAGTTCGCCGGCACCTGGCTCGCGGAAGGTGACTTCAGTGATTTCAGTTTCGCCGCGCTTGATTGGACGGGTCAGGGTTACAGGCTTGCTCATGGGAATTCCTCGAAAATGGGGCAAAAAAAACGCCGGCCCTTACTGGGCCAGCGCTGCGCGAATTTCTTTGTTGCGGTCCACGCCGTTGACGCGGAATTCGTTGTTGAGCTTGTCGATGTAGATCAGCTCTTTGCCGTCCACCTCAAAGTGGAACAGCTCGACCGCGATGGCGAATTTCATGGTGGCCTCTTTTTCCGGGGCCCACTCGTTGAACTCGGCGGACTTCCAGAAGCCTTGCATCCGCACAATCACCGTCTTGATGATGCCGCCCACGTCGACCGCGCCGCGCAGCGTGAACACCTCTTCACGGCTGTCACGCGCGCCCAGAAGGCCGGTAATGCGCTCGGAGTAGTCAGAGATAGTGACATCGCACTCCAGCTTTTCGAGGCGCCCCAGGTCGCGCTCGATGTCACCCGCGACACCGGCCAGGGTCTGGTCCATCGTCTTGGTGACAACCTTGGGCAAGGTGGCGGTATTACAACGGCCGGCAAATGATTCGTCCTTGAAGAACGAATTCACGTCGACCAAAACACTAGGCAGCTTGGCGCCCATAGATCACCCCCCTTATTCGAAAATGGCTTCGTTGTAGCTGTTGCTGATGTGCTGACGGAACGTCATGCGCTCAGCCACGTCGTAGAAGCCCAGGTCGTAATCCCAATACACCTGGGCGGTGCCGATGGCGGCTTGATTCAACTCCTTGTCGACCCAGCATTCTCCGCCGCTGATCACGTCGCGCGACTTCAAACGGCGGATCAGTTTGTTGACCCGGTTTTTAACGCCATCGACGTAGCCTTGTGTGACGTTACGGTCGAGCAATTCCTGGTGCGCGTACAGGATCGAATCGCCGACGATGTAGCGAATCCGCTGGTGCGGCATCATCACGGAATTGGCCAGGCGGTTGCCGTACAGATACCAGCCGCCTTGCTGATTGACGATCACCGCCACGTTTTTACTGTTGTACAAGTTGGCCTTGCTGGTGGTGCTGCCAATGGCATGGTCGATCACTTCGGACGTGCCGAGAATGCCGAAGATTTTCCGGCTCGACGCACTGTTCCAATAGCCCTCTTCGTTGTCGACGCGAACGATGTGCCCGGCCACGGTCGGCGACGCCTTGCGGGTCACTACCTGGCCGGTGACCTCGTCCAGCACCTTGACACCGCAGTTCACGAACAGCGCTTCTTGGTACAACGCCGCTTCACCGATAACGACGGAATAGCCCTTCTCGCTGCCGTCGATGATCGGAATCGCATTGAGCTTCTTGGCGACCACTTCCATTGCCGCACCCACGCCCGTCAAGTGGCTGAACTCCGGGGCGATGATCAGCCGCGGGCGCACGCCGACCAGGGATTCGGCGGCCAACAACGCCTTGAGGCCGGTGTATTTGCCGGTTTCGTTGTCGATAGTGCCGACCACGCCGGCGATTTGCGTTTCAGGGGTTTCCGTCGCGTCGACGCGCACCACCACGACCACCGCGCCGGACTGGCGGTAGATGTCGTTGAGCGCATCACGCAGGGTGCCCGTCGTGCCGGCCTTGGCGATCAGCTTGTCGCTGTTGCACAGCACCGGCGTATTGAGTGGGAACACCAGCGGGTCGGCATCGTCAGCGGTGGCCACCAGGCCGATGGTCGATGCCGCCAGGACTTCGATAGGGCGGTCGAGGTTTTCGAGGAAAAATTGCTCGACCCCGTGCAGGTAATCAGCTGCCATTTCAATCTCCAGCAGAAAGCGAAAGCCCCCAGACCGGGGGCTTTCAGGCGTAAAAAAACCGCTTTCGCGGCTTGGGGTTGTCTCAGCGGGGAGGCGCTGGCTTAGATGGCATCCAGCTCGGCGATCACCAATTCACCGGCGGCGACCACCGCTTCGACGGTGGCCAATTCTGTCAGCGAGCCCTTGCCGCCGATGCGGGCTGCCTCAATGCGGGCCGCCACCGCCAGCCAGGAATCCCGGGCTTCAATCACCCGGTTTGCCTGCGCCTGCGGGGTAATCTGCAACGCCTCGGCTTCAGCCTTGAGCAACACATAGTCGCTGGCATCCACTGGCGAGCCGGCCGCGATATAGCGTTCAGCTTCATTCGCCTTGAGCAAATACATGGAATCCTGGCCTTCGATCCGCGTGGCATTGCGTGCGCGGGCCCGGGCCACGGCCGCATCAATCCCTTTCTGAATCTCTTCTGCCGCAGCCCTCACCAGCACTAACACCGGGATCTCTACCGCCAGCGCATCGTCGACGGTAAACGCCGAATAAAACTGACCTTCATATGTGAAATTAAGCCGCATTATTAATCACCGAGTTAAAGAAGATTGACGTTAGTAACGACACTTCGGGTCGCGCCATTGGAGTCAAAAACAATGCCGGTAATATAGTCACCCGACCACTTTGCGCCCGCCGGCAAGGTATTCGATTGCGCCGCAAAAATAATTGGACTACCGGCCGTCTCGATTAATGGCGTGTTCTTAACCACCGGACCCACGCGGCTGATCTTGTTCAAGTACAGCGAGACAATACCGGTTTGCCCGTTGATGGTATGGCGAGTCAGGGCGGTATCGCCCAGCTCAATCTCACAGCCGGTCACATGAACCATGCCCATTGGACGGTCATAGCGACGGAAGAAACCCGTGTAGACGTTGTTCGTCGTCGACTCGGGCTTGGAATAATTGGCCGTGCGAATGCGGAGGCTCCCCAAAACAACGGTGGAGCTGTCCAGCATAAAGCCGGTAGTCGAGTTGTCCTGATTCCCCGCGCCATCCGCCCCGTTAGCCGGAACGCAAAGATTGCGCAAGGTGGGCATTACCAGTTCACCCTCAGCGACGGTAATCGTAATGTTCTTGGACACGACGAAAATCAAGCTTTCGATCACATGTTCATGACCAAACAATCGGATGTAGCCACCACCCCCATAAGGAATGGAGTTCACGGCCTTTGCCACTGTTTTAAACGGTTTGAGTTTTTCGCCGGTACCGGCGGCATCATCGCCGGAAATTGCGTTCACGTAGTAATTCTTGCTCATCGCCGGAATCGCACTGACAGCAGCGGCCACGGCGTCTTTAATGCTTTTCTCTTTGTCCTGAAACATTGTTACAAGGCGAGTAGCCTCAGCCAGCAGTGCCGACATGCCCATAATAATTCCCCGGTTTATTTCTGTTTAAGTTGCGAAATTTCGTTTTTAAGCACACGGATCGACTCACTCATTTCCGCGATTGAGTCTTTTTGCGCGATGTGCCCACGCATCAAATTCACCATGCCGGTAGTGCAGTCGCCCGCCAAGGCATCGACGGCCGCTGCCGCCCAGCCCCCTTCGTGGTACATCGGATAGACCGGATAACGCAGGACCAAGCCGCCGGCGCCCTCGACCTTGGGCAGCACCGCGTAGATACCCGAGGCGCGCACCAGTCGAGGCGTTCCGGTGCTATCCAACACCCAGCGCGGACTCGCCCCGGTATCAGCCGGATCGGGGTCTAACACCGTGTCAGAGAACATCTCGGCCGGTGTGAGGTAGTGCCGAGAACTGTCACTGCGCCCGGTCCAGGCGGTTTGTGCAGTGGCACCGTCGCCGACCGTGGCGGCAACCGTGGCGATGCCGTAGGGGTTCCAACCCTCCAGCGGCGTGCGCAAAATCAGCTCCAACGGAATCGCGTAGCTGTTGCGGTAGGATTGGCCATCCGCCGCAAACGACGCCACTTCAGGGCGCGTATTGGACGCCACGAACAGCGTCGGGTCGTTGTAACTACGCAAGCCCTTGGTGCGCCCGCTGGCATTGCGTTCGTGCCCATACCGGCGGTTGTAGTAAGCCGCGTTCAGCAGCTCGGGGCTGTCCCACTTGGTCAGTTTGGTGACCACGCCGCTGTCCGTGTACTGCTCGACCAAGTTCGCCCCGGCGCCGTCCAGCCCCGGAACCTTGGCCATCATTTCATCCAGCAGGTCGATGGTCGGGCTTTCGTTGTACGCGCCCCAGGTCGGATCGGCCGACAGCTCACGGTTGATACGAAACCGCTGCCGACGGGTTGACGCCACCTGCGGACCTGTCAGGTTCGCGTGCCAACGCTGCAACGGTAAATCGAGCGGGGTAACGAGTTTTTCCACGGGGTAATCCCCGACGCTGCCCACGTCCGCGACCGAAATGCGATAACGCCAGGCCACGTACTGCGGCCGCCCGGTCTTGGAAACTTGCCGCACTGATCCGGGGATAAACGACCCGTTTTCATTACGACCGCTGTAGCCGGTGGCCCCCATCAACAAGGTGCGCGACAACAGGTCACGATAGCCGTTGATTTCCTCCAGATGGCGGAAGCTTTCAAAGGTGTCGTTCACCTCATCGGTCAACAGCTCCGGCCAGATTTCCAGCACCGAAAGATTCCAGCGAAAATGTGGCCGGTAGTCGCGAGTCGACGTGTCACGCGCAGCAAAGGCCCGGAAGTATTCGCGCATTTCTGCGACCTTCGCCGGAACGTCAGCCGCCGCATTCACCGACGCGGGGGCCGCTGGTGGGGCAATGTCCACCATCGCTAGGTACTTACCCGGCGCAGAGCTGCGCAAGCGGTAGTCGTTGTGGCGCGTCCTGACCATGTGCCCGTTGATCATGGCTGCGATTTCGCCCAGCCCGGGAGTCGCCAACAGGTTCGGGTGGTTGTGCAGGTTGATAGCCGAATAAGCGCCGTCGAACGTGCGGTTGAAAGACTCGGTACCGGCAGAACCGTACTGGCGACTACCCAACACCCCCGACTGGCCAAAGGTGCGGAAGATCTCCGCCAGGTATTCCGACTGGCTCGACTCGGCAACCCAGTCTGTTTCGATGAAATTGGCCAGCGGGTACTTGTGGGTTTTGCTCTCCGCCTGTTCGGCCGACAAGACGCTGGCCAACTCGGCATCAACAAAATCTTTCACCCAGGCGCGGGTCGCCTGAATGACCGACCCGTCGAGCATCAACGTCACGTTGTCGGCATTGGACGTGGTGAATATC